TCAGCAGGAAAGTAATCGTATCAATGTGCATGGTCACGACCAATGCTCTGTCTGTGGTTCAGTGGTCGATGATTGTTGTCAAGGCGAAAGGGCGGTTAATCAACCTCGCCCCAATTGCTCTGTAGATCCTGGTCAACCTTACTCGGAACAACCAACTCAAGACCCGTCTCCATAATTTTCTTGATTTTATGTGCTTGAATATCGCTCTCAACAGAGAAGCATAATTCATCATGAACCGTGATCAACGGAACAAGACCCTCCTCGTAGCAATCTACCATCGCTAACTTTGTTTGATCGGCTGCCGAACCTTGGATCAGTTTATTCAAGGCTTTGTAGGTAAACGCTCTTCGGATATGAGGTCCGTATTCTCTTTCAGCATCCTCAAACTTCATAGGTTTGTTATAGCCAAAACTTCGAGGTTCCCACATATCGAATCGGCATAGACGACCCGCTATCGTTCTAATCTTCCCGTGTTTCGCTGCTCTCTGCATCACACGTTCTGCTAGAGTCTTCACGAAAGGCACACGTTCATGGTACTTAGCCATAAGAGCTTTTGCATCGTCTTTAGAAAGAACCAACTGACTTGCAAGCTTTGCTACCCCCATTCCATACATAATTCCAAGATTCACCGTCTTTGCCTCTTTTCGGGTTATCCCGGCAAGATCAGCTACCATTTGGTGAAAATCGGCATCACCTTTGTGGTACTCTTCTATAACCTCATCAATCACAGGATGTCTGTCGTTGGGTCGAAGAACAGAACAATAATGCACAAGTAGTCTTGGCTCCTGTGAGGAATAGTCAAAGCTTCCCCATCTGTGTCCTTCCTCTGGTATAAAAAGACCCCGAATCAGTTTTTTGATTTCGGGGTCACGAGCAGGTATCTGCTGCAAATTCGGGTTCGACGACGAAAATCTTCCCGTGACAGTCCCCCCATCATCGGATCGAAGTTGATGGAATTCACAATGGATACGACCTTTGTGCTCGTGTTTCAAAATACTATCAATAAATGTACTATCTGCTTTATCCGCTTCTCTTAGTTTCACAATAGCCTGGGCGACCTCATTCGGGTGTGCCTGTAAGAATTGCTTGGTAAAAGAGGGTGCTCCTAGATCCGTCTTCGGATAATTCAATCCCAATTCTTTAAAAACCTTCTCTACGGAAGCATTGGCCCACGGCTCAATGTCAATAGATGTTTTTTTCTTAATAAAAGATTTTATCTCCTTGACACGCTTTTTTAACTTCTCTCTAGCTTTCTCGGCTTTATCCAAATCGACACGAACACCTCTTTCTCTCATGTCAAGTAAAATCGGTATTAATCTCGATTCTAATTCGAATACACTGTTTAATTCGTTTCTATTAATTTCGATATTTAGTCTCTCCCATAACTTTAGGGTCATGAGGGCATCTTGCTCGGCATAAGGTCCGACATACATAGGAGGCATCTTGTACATGTCGCTCTTAGGATCAATCCCAAAATCTTTCGCGGCAGCTTTTAGCATCTTCTCGTCTTTCCGCATATCAATAAAGTCCCGTCCAAGATTATTAAGGCTATAGCTAAACCTATTTTCATCAATTAGAGGAGCAGCCACCATTGTATCGATAATTCTGCCTTTTACGTCAATACCCTCGGCTCTAAGCCATCCCGCGTCGTAAGTAGCATTATGCATGACCTTATCAATGTGGGGAGTATTCATCTGATCCTTAAACCAATTAAGGGTCATTTCTGGGTCTAAGTTGTGTCCGTTCTCATGGCGAATCGGGAAATATCCCTTATAATCCCCTCCCGCTACGGCTATACCTATAATGTTCCCGTCTTTTCTCGACCAACCTGGGCCTAGTGTTTTTATGTTCGGATCCCTTGTCTCAAGGTCCACGGCTAACTGTTTACACTTAGTTAAATCTGGGTACTCCGAGGGAATGTTCCAATCCACGTCGAGAACATCCATGCTCATACGCTCCATAAAACTTATGGTACTCTTATCGTGTTTACTCCTAGTCATTATTTTCACCCCACTCGTCGTCTTCGCCCCAAAGGGCGGCATATCCCATTATGTCCACCAACGAATCTAGGTGATTCGGGGTCTGAATTAATCGAGACATCTTCACGGCAATCATGCAGTGGTACACCTCTTCAACTGTGATCTTTCTCTCTAAAATAATTGACCAGAACTTTGCGATGCGTTCATGGTTTAACTGTGCATCTCCATATATCTTTGCTCGTTCCTTGGAGATTAACTCGCCTGCCCTCTCTAGGAGTTCTTTTCTTTTTACCATTATATATCATACCTGTATTTTTTTTGTGATTCAATGATGTGTAGGTTCTTTTTCACCCTCGTCAAGCCGACATAAAATACTCTATGCTCATCGTCTTGGTCTGGGTTCGTTACACATGGTTTTGTAGAATCCAGATGGACTACTACATTATCGTCTTCTCCTCCCTTCATAGCGTGGAATGTTGAAACTTTTAATCGTGGTCGCTCTGTTAACACTTCTTCTCTTCGCAACAAAGAACGAATGTAATACTTCTCGTCTGTTCCTAGGCGAAGAACGTCTAAAGCACTAACTTCTCTAGGGGCGAGTAATCCAAGATTTTTTACTAATCCTTCATAGGTATAAGTACTGTCTAGGGGTTCGGCATCAAGCAAAGGAAGCATCCCCCTTTTTACTACGGCTCCGTCTCCTGTTTTCGGGGCAAGTTCATACAATCGCCTTACCTCATGTAATCCTATTTCGTCTCCTTTTTGCAACCCTTCCCAAATTTTTATCGCTTCAGCTATTTCTAGCTTGACACTTGGGAATCCTTTGATCTCGTAAAATAAACCCTGATCACGAAGATCGGAGGCAATATCTCTGGCAAAGGAGTTTGTTCGGGTCATCAAGGTCCATGAACCTTGGCTCATGTCCATACCATAGGTGTCAAGATGAAAATTTACACTTCCTTCTCTTTCCGTTGGTCTGAATATCTTTTGTTGTCGGTTCCTTATCCGTTGAACCACGGACATCGATAGATCGAAGGCTGATTTTGGTAATCTGTAACTCTTGTCCAGTACACGGATTGTTTCAGAACACTTCATAAATAAATTTACATCGACCCCCGCCCATTTATGAATCGCCTGGTCATCATCTCCCGCGAAATAGGTATGATCTGAATTACCCGCGAGTTTCTCCACCATCTTCCATTGCAAAGGAACGAGGTCCTGGGCCTCGTCTACTATCAATATCTCTAACTTTGGGGGACTACACTGATCTATATAACTAGAAATCATGTCCGTAAAAGAAACTTTCCCGTTCTCTGCCTTATAAAGTCTTAGTGCTTTATCGATCTTCTCAAGCATAAAGAAATGGAGATCATAACTTCTCTGGTCATTAAACTCTTTCTCGATAGAAACACATCGAAGGGCAGCCCTATCAATCATTCTGAGATATCGGTCATTATCCCGACCTTGTGGAAGAATAAGTCCATCGTCGGCATCCGAAGATGTAATTCCATCGAAGTTCATGCCCATCATTCTGGAAAACTCTCTCCAGTTCTCACGGGACATTAAGTCAGCCTGTGAAAGACCCAAACCGTGGTATCCAAAAGAGTGAAGAGTACGGAAGTAAGGTAAGTCTTTCGGGGATAAATTAAAGGCTGATCCGGCACGTTCTACAGCCTCATTAACAGCCTTTTTGGTGAACGATACATAACCAATCCTATCAAGGTCTACTCCCCGTGAGAGAGCCTCCCTGACGATCTCAATAAGGGTATGTGTCTTCCCACACCCCGGAGGACCTAGTATTAACTCAGAACGGTATTTCATCTTCTGCTATCTCCATTTTTTCTACTCCTTCAAAGGCAGGAACCCACCAAACTCGTAACGTGGTTCTTGCTCCATCGGGTTTTCTTAAATTTTTATGCCCATTGCATTCTTCTCCACTGTTTAATGTCTTCAGACGCTCTTGGATCTGTGCCCTCGTAAAAGAGGTGAAGTTTCTCTGCTGAAGAAACTCCATAAGACCATTAATCATAAACATCGTTTTTCCATCCTCTGTCCACGGCTTACCCATGAATAGTTCTTCTGAGGATTGTGCACGGATACGGCTTGTGCAGAACATCTCCAATAAATCATAGAACTGACCATCCACTGTAAGTTCTTTCGGAACCTCTAGCTGAACCGCGTGTTTTAACATCTCATTTACCTTAGTCACCCAATCCGTTTCTTTCATCTTGGAAGGCATAAACATTAACTGCTCCATACAAGCTTTCTGAAACAAATGCTGATTCTGTAAATGATCCATTGTTATTTCCAATCGTCCACCATTCACATCAAGAAACACCAACTTCGGGTCAGATAACATAATTGTTAATCCACTCAAGTCGGCAGCATGATCCGATTTTGTACCAATTCCAAACTTCCTAGCCTTGCACAATTCTTTATTGCAGAAGGAAGCATTTGGTTCAATGTTGCATTGATAATAGTAATCTTTTTTCTGGTACTGATTCTGTAATGTCACTAATTCACTTGCGGGAAGAGGGGGAGAGCAATGTCTCTGGTTTATCTCCTCTAAAGAATTCTTCCAACTATCTGAAAACTTCCCCTTGCAGTACGGAGCACACTGAGAA